ATGGTAGTCCAAGAATTGCCGGTTGAAAGGAAATTCTTGTAACGAATAGTTTTAAATATAATCATGCAATTTCTAGTGACTGCGCCTCAATCATTAACTCATGCATTTTGTTTTTAATAAGATCTTTATCGAGATCTGTATCAACATTATCAACATAAGTATTCAACAGCGTAGTCGTATCCTCCAAAGATATGCCTTCGTCTTCTACACTCGAACCAACAAACTCACTAAAATTTTCGGCTATTTTTAATTCGTGTATTTTCCTATTCTGTATTCTATCAACAAATCGGTCAAATGTAAACTGGTTAGTTTTATTAATTACAACTATTTTTACAAATTTATTATCTAGCTGAGATAAATCATAATCCATATAATCACGATTGCTGTCATCATATCTGATACGATGAAACAAAGTATGAGGATTAAGAACAGGAGTAAGTTCTCTAGTAGTTGTATCAAGAATATGAAAATACTTTTTATCGTGCGCATCATTCCAGAAAAACTCCATCTGAGAACCCAAGTAATGCACGTTGTCTTTATGAGACTTGGTATGAAAATGGCCACTTAAAACCATTTCAAACTTCTTAAACATAGAAGCATCCATTCCATGCGGGCTATCCATGCCTTTAAATAGTTCAAAACCTTTTAATTCTAAATGACCACCTAATATATCGGCTTTGCAATTTTTAACAAAACTTATACCTTCGGCTTCGTTTGCAGGTGATAACCATGGTAGAAGAGCCATCTTCATACCATCGTAATTCATGACTGTAGGCTTATGAACGATATTAACTTCATTCATATAGTGACCTAATAGCTCTTTTAGACTATTTAAATCATTCGTATTTTTGTAATACGTGTCGTGATTACCACAGATAATATCCATAGTAATGCCATGATCTCTTAACGGTTTAAGAAAGTGATGCCTGTTGCGGTTAAGAGCACGGAAGTTGATAAACTTCCGGTTATCGTAGTAATCACCAAGATGGATAATATGCTTAATATTATGTTCCAAAAGATAAGGAAACAATACATCAGAATAAAATTTCTCTGCATTATCGAGAAATACGTCGCTGCTATTGCGGATGCCACAATGAGTGTCATTAAGAATACAAACCTTCATTCAAAAAAATCCTGTAAATCTGAATCAACTTTTATAATCCTCTTCTTTCTGCTTTTCTCTTTCTTAGCAAATTCCGTAAATTCAGTATCTTTTTCTTTTACTTTATCAATACGATCCTTGAGTGTATCAATGAACGAGTTAATAACATTATTCGCCGCGGCATCTTCTGAGTTACCGATAATATATTGTTCGATGCCACTTTCAGAAAGATATTTTAGTTTGACATCTTGTTGTTTCTTTTCTTTTGCAATACGACGAAGAAATGCATACCAACTAATCTGCGTAAAATATGCAAACGCGTTGGGATTACCAGTACGTGTAGCAGCTTCGATATTATAGTTCTCGATAGCTTTCAGGCAGTTCTCGACAGCGTCCATGACCATTTCTTCACGATACGTATAACGAATGAAGTTAGATTTATGAGACAGACCTTCAGCAATTTTTAAAAAGCAAGATGCGATATAATCAGGAATAATCGGTAATGGATCATCAGTCTCTTTACAGTCTTTTACTTCTTTACAATATTCAACTACTGCTTGTGAAAACTCTTTATTGTTTACGTAGTGAATACTTTTTCTTTTAGTTTTAGCCATAACAAAATTTTTCCTTGATTTAATATATTCTAACACATGTCAATAACATTGTACACTAAAAAAATATTTATTTTATGCGTTTTATGGGTTTACAAACCCGGAGAACAGTGTATAATAAAAGAGTAGCTTTTAAGGAGAGGATAGTATACTAGTGAAACTTATTCTTGTCCATACCAGGAAACATTAGAATATTGTCGCCTTCGCTATCATTTAAATCTATATCCAAACCATCAAGATACTTTTTTATTCTTTCTACTCGATCTGATAGCAAATCATTAAGATCTTCATCATCAACCCGCTCTTGATCTTCTTGAACATTATTTAAGATAGAAACTTTATATTGCTCTATAATTTCTGCAGAAGGTAATGCTGTGATTATAATTTGATCGGCATTTAAACTAGAGACTTGTTCTTCTCCATATTGAAAAGAAAGATATGGTTTTATAGAATAGATTCTAACGCCTTTCTGTATATGATCATATTTATCAATTTCGTAAATATGTCTTACTACGACCTCCGAAGAATCGTCGTCATCCCATTGCAAAACTTCGCAAAGCACTTCAGCACCAGAAGTAAGCCTAAACTGTCTTATACGATCATTTTTCATATATCTACCTTTATCACTTTAAATTTAAACTGTTCTTTTTCATAAATCTTAACACGTTCTGCCGAATGCATCAATGTAAAATTGTTACGTTTTTTCCAATGTAAATCATCAGCTACATCATAGAGCGTAGTAGTCTGTCCATTATCCGATTTCCGTAAGCCGCGCCCAATCGACTGTAGGACTTTGATTTGTGATTTCGAGGGACTTGCAAAAATAATATTATGCAGGTTCCGTATGTTAATGCCAGTACTGAAAGTACCAAGACTAGCGACAATGATAGCATCTTTTTGGCCTTCTACAATTTTTCTTATAGCTTCGCGATCAGATGTTGCTACTTCACCAGATACAAAGAATACTTTTCTTTCTTCTTTGCTTTTACTATTTATCATTTCAAATAGGGGTTTTCCATGAGCATCCACACGATTGAATAATACCAAAGTGTTTCCGTTAGCATCAATAGCCAAATTACAAATGAGCCTGTTACGAGCATCGTTTCCAATGATAAAATCGATTTCATCTTGATAAGTTTGTTTTCCAAAATTCTTCCTCACTTCTTCTGAATAGTTGAGTAAAAGAACCTTTATATCAAGGGGTGCTAAGGTATCATTATCTTGCAGTTCTTTCGTGGTTGTTACTTTATATGTAGGACCGAATAAACCTTCGAGCACGAGTTTATGAGTCTGTGTTCCATCTAAAGTTCCGGTTGTTCCGAATCTATATTTAGCTTCAGTAGCTTTATTCAATATAGACGATAACGACTTTGCCTTAAAATTATGGCATTCATCGCCTATTACCATTCCAAACTGTTCGAACCATTTTTTAGGTAGTTTATATATGCTCTGCCATGTGCTAATTACTATAGCAGAATCTATATTTTCTTTATCCTTTCCTGAATATATCTTATGTATGCCTCTCGGATTTTGGCCATATTCTTCAAAATCATTTGTCATTTGTTCTACTAACGAAGTAGTCGGTACTACAATTAAAACACGGCCAGCCTTTGGATATTGAACACCTTCAGCAATCATTTGTAACCAATATTTAGCTAGCATATAGATAATAAAAGATTTACCTGATCCTGTAGGAGATAACAAAATTGCCCGACATTCTTCTAACGCTTTCACCACTGCTCGGTACTGGTACTCTCTGGGCTCAAATGGTAGTTTTTCCAACTTTAACCAATCGTCGAATTGAGCTACACGTTCCTTCTGAGCAGGTAGTCCATATCGACTTTCCTCAAGACCAACGGTGTAGTTACGTTCTCGAGCAAATTTCTGTAAATAAGCGAACAAGCCCGCGTTTAGCTCACCGGTTATGCTATTAAATAGACGAATTTTACCGTCCCATACTCTGTTCTTATATGCTGGCATAAACTTATATCCAGGAACAAAGAATGAGAAGTAATCGGAAAGCTCTTGAGCTATTCCACGATCACAGTCTATGTTTAACATACTATAGTTATTAAGTTTTACCGATAAATCTTCCACTAGCCACCTGCTTCAAATTGTTTCCATCTTATAATATTACCAATTGTCTGATGTCTCCAGTTTAAACTCGTTACAATTTCAGTAAGAGTTTCAATAATAGTTTTATAGTATTGAATTTTTTCTTCTGATTTCTGAATATCAGGATCTGAGTCATAATAATAATCCATTTCACCTTTCAGAACTTTTAGTCCATCAAAAGGATCGGGGTCCCAACCAAAATTCTCAATAGCAGTTTGATCTAGCTTACCATTGTAATAAAGCCATTTATTTTTTAGTAATACTTTCTGAGAAGCTTCTGCTCGTTTTAACATAAGCTTCGCGTGTGTTAATAGTTGTAAATATTTAGCATGCAAAACCGGAGTTTGTCTTGATGTTTCGTCTAAACTAACTTTATCTATAACACATTCTATGGACCATTGGCCCAGTATTTCTTCTAAATTCATAATATATAATCCTATGTTTATTCAATTTCAAAGTAAGAAAATCTAAAGTTTGCTGGATAAGTTATAAATGCCTCACCTCCACTTGTAGATTCGAAAGAAATATTACCAAGACCGGTAGGTACACAGTCTATATATTTAACTTTCCGGGTTTGATTATTGTGGCTTGACAATATGCTAAGAGTAATATCGCAATAAGTCGGAGGTTTTGCAACATCTCTATTGATAGGCGTTCTATCATTTGATTCCACTAATCTGTTTACCCAATTGTACATTTCAATATAAGAATTAAGATTTTCATCTAATATAATCATAGCAGATAATTCACCAAATGTTAGCTTATCACCGGCCATAGCTATACTACTAATTCTTTGATACGCTACATCTGCTGCTTGAACAGAAATATCGGGATGTATTACAGCTTGTGCAAAGAACTCTAAATTTGAAAAGTTCTTTCTGTCTATAATTAATTTAAACGCATTAGGTTGTAATAGATTCAGATTATTTAACCCGCTTGTGGGTGCGACATCTGAAACATTAACGCTAACGCTTGGATTTAATTCAGGCATAAATAGTCTCCATAGGTTGACTATATTTATAATACATTATGAGGAGTATTTTATGAATAACTGGATCAAATCGTTTAAAATGGACGAACAGCTTTGTAAAGACATAATTAAGGTTTTTGAAAGCGATGTTGTAGATACATCACCTGGATTATCTTCTAATGAAGTTCAGCCTCATATAAAAGATAGCCTGGATTGTTCTTTTACTAAACTTGATTTTACAAAACTTTGGACAAAATATTATGATTCTCTTATGCCTGAAATATACAAATACGCAGAAAAAGCCAAAGTATCTAATATTACTTTAGAAATGGCTAATGTTCAGAGATATAAACCTGGTCAAGGATTTAGACAAGTACATTACGAAAGAGATGTGTTTATTCCATACCGTTGTTTTGTTTTTATGACTTATTTAAACGATGTTCCAAATGGAGGCACTCATTTTCCAGAACAAGATTACACTGCAGAAGCTATAACAGGAAATACTCTTATTTGGCCAGCTGAGTTTACTCATCCTCATGTCGGTCAAATAAGTGAAGAACATACTAAATATATTGTCACAGGGTGGTTCATGTATGTAGATCCTTTAAATAATGGATGTGTTAGATTATCAACAATGGATACTGAATCCAGGCCGATAACTGAAAAACAATATACGATTATAGGGGATAAGTTTAATAAACAGTGTAATTGGGAATAAAAAAAGGGCGCCGAAGCGCCCTTAGTTTCGATCGGTTAATCCGATTCTTATTGTAGAATGTTATCCACGCGGAAGATTCTATAGTATTGGTTCTGACGAGCATTACCCAAACCATTATTTCCAATCGCGCCAGGTACGAATGGATTTGCGGCCATACCGTAACGAGTTTTGAAGCCGATTTTTGGCTGGAAGTCATTCTCACCAACTGCACGTACCATAGTTAGCGGTACGTATGGGCAATAGAATACACCGGCGTCATATGGGTTAGTACCCTTATAACCTACTGTGATATAATCAGTAGTTGCATATGGATCGATGTATACTCTCATACGACCATTGATAACACCAGCAAATGTATTGCCTGTATCATCTACATTCAAGCTAGTTGACAATGCTGGAGCATAATCCAAAGTACCTGCAGCAGCCAAAGCTGAAGCAACGTCTGATGAACAGATGATGAAGTTACCTTTACCGCGACGTGTTTCTTTCGCGATTGTGTTAGCTTCACGATCTAACTGTACGTGCAGACCTTTGAATTTTTCTACTGACCAACGACCATCGGCGTCTGTTGACAAATCAAAGATACCGTTGATTGCTGTGTTAGCTGTACCAGCACCAGTTTTAGCTTGACCGTTAATTGTTCTGATAACTTCACGGTTGATTTCAGCCAAGATCTCTGTTGACAGAATGTTTGACAATTCTGTCTCAGCGTCCAAACCGTGGATCGCTTTAAGGTCTTGTGCTAGTTCCAAGCTATACTCTGCTTTCAATGCACGTGATTTCGCAGTAACAGTTTGCTTTTCAATGGTGAAGCCCATGTTACGGAATGCACCTGAAAGTTCTGCTTCAGCAGTAGTTGTACCACCACCGAATGTTGGGTTTGAACCACGATCATTGTCGATTGAAGAATCTGAGTTAGAATCTGTCAAACCTGCTAGGCCTGATGGTCCAGCTGATTGAGTTGCGCTTGAGTCACCAGCATATGTAGTGTCTGCTTCGTTGAACAATGCTTCAGTTGCACCAGTTGTACCTGTACCATAGCGTGACTTCATTGCGAAGATCAAGCCTGTTGGTCCGGCCATTGGCTGAACACCACATACATCGTACGCCATCATGTTCGGCATTGCACGACGTACAAGTGAGATAAGGACTGGGTCCCAGTTAGCAACAGAAGAGTTACCAGATGATGTTGCTGGTGAAGCTTCTGACAAGAAGTTTGCTTGGCTACGCTCTTCGCGAAGAGCTTTTTCAGTGTTTTCCAGTACAACTGCGGTTACAGCTTTACGGTGTGCGTCAGAGATGTCGCCGGCCGATGATTCGTTTAGAACCGGAGACCATTTCTCTACGAGACGATCATAAGTTTCCATTATAGGATCTCCTACTTAGTGTTTATTTTTACGGATTGCAGCGATATACTGAGCCATAGTATCTGATACTTCTTCTTCGATTGCCTCTTCAGAAGTGTCATCAGAAATTACAGATTCAGTAGTTTGCTGTTTAAAATATGATTCTTTGATGGTAGATACTTTTGAAGCAAAAGTGTCTTCATCTTCAAAATCGATGGATTCAACCAGTGACTTAAGTTTTTCTACTTGAGTTTCAGCTAGATCTTTTGACGCTTCACGAATAACCGCTTCACGCTTATATGTTTCTAACTCTTCTTGAAGCTCAATTGATTTAGCAACTGCGTTATTGAAGTCTTCTTCAAGTTCTTCGTTTGCAGTAGCAAGTTCGTCAACGAGGTCTACTTTGGATTCTGGAACTTCAACATAAGATTCAGTGAACAAGTCTTTCAACTTACCCATGAAACCTTCTGCGATTTCGGTACGAAGACCTGATTGAATCGCAAGTTTGTTTTCTTCCATCCAGTTCTCAACAACATAGTTGAGGTAGCTATCAACTTTCTCGACCATATCGGTTTTCATTGAATTTACTTCCTCATCAAGTTGAGTAGCATATTCTTCTTCTAACCGAGTGATCTCTTCAGAAAGTTTTGATTTTACTGCAGCTTCAAAAATTACAGCTGTTTTGGCTTTAAACTCATCGCTGAGTGTTGCCTCAGATTCCACTAGAGCGTTCAAGTCTTCACTGAAGTCCCCATTAAAATCGATAGACTCTGCTTGTGGAGCAGCTGCTTTTGTTGCGGCAGGAATAGGTGCTTTATCGCCGGCATCCTTGTCACCCTTACGCTTTTTAGCTTTAGGGCCTTTATCTTCGGCGGCATCAACAGAGGCAACAGATTGTGCTTCTGCGTTTGCTGGATCGTGAGCTTCTTCGATTTCCTCGTCGAGCTCTACATCCTGGTCGATTTGATCAGCCATGTTGATCTCCTTATTATAAGTTACGTTTCATTAACGAGAGGAAATTTTTAAACTCACGAGTCTGAACCTCATAGAGATCAGCACGTGGAGCTTTCTTAATTTCAGTCTCCATATTTTCAATTACTTGAGCTTCTATAACACCATTGTTCCAAACCCACTCTACACCTTCCATAATTCCATTGACAAAAGCTGTCGGAGCAGATGGATCTTGTACGATATCAACCGTATTAAGAACGAAGTCGTCTTTGACGTACATAGCATCATTTTTTTGCTCAAGGCTACCCATACCACGAGTTGAGACACCAAGTTGAACACCACCATTTAATAAACCTTTTACAATATTACCCATAGGAGTATCCAGTATCTGTGCCTTACCCACAACATCATTTCCCTTCCAATTAAGTTCAGTGATCTTATGAGATACTTTATCCAAGTTAACAGTTGGTCCTTCAGGGTGATTTAATTCACCGACCGCTCTGTTCTTGGAAACCTGTTCAGTAACGTATTTGTCGACCGCCTTTTCCATGATAGGTCTGGGATAAATACGTCCGTTTCTATTCTTTGCTTCTGACTGCATAAAAATGCCTTCAATGAAATGATCCTTACCGCCATCACCTCTGGCTTCAGTAATCACTTCGATATTTTGATCGTTATATTCTGCAATCAGTTTCATTTCTTATCCTTTATATTGCTTTATAAACTCTTTCCCCATTTTCTCAGCTTGTTTCTGAGTTTTATAGGTATCGAGTTTTTCGCGGTCAATATAAACAGTAAACATATTTTTTTCTTTATGAATCATAAGCTCGACTTTGCCGAACTTCTTATCATAGACATGCTCACCTGGCGGCATGCCCTTATTCATTTTCTCTCTTAACTGTTTAAATGTATTCATTGTTTTATTTATACTTATTACCGTTTTAAGAAATTTTATTACTCTTCGTCAGCTTCTTCTGTTTCAATAGAATCAGCATCATCTTCTAATTCTTCAGCATCTTCAGCTGCATCATCATCATCGTCTTCAAAGTCGAGATCTAATTGCTCTTCTTCGTCGTCAGAAACGTCTACATTTTCTTGATCAAAAATACTTGCTGCGGTATTTATTTTTTCTTGTTCTAATGTATCAGTTAATCTAGCGTTAATTAATTCATTAAAGATTCCGTTTGCCGCATTAAAATCTTTATTTACTGCGGCGTCAATCATTGTTTCGATATCACTCATTGTCATTTCCTTGTGCTGGATTTATGTGGTCATCGTCTGGTCCGATTTCACCACTTTTCATTTCATCATCAATTTGATCTTTCATTTGTTTAATGTCTTCATCATCAAAATGTAATACGTTTCTCATAACCCATTCTTTTGAATAGAATTCACCTACATACTGTTGCATAACGTCAAGAGTCTGTAGTTTTTCTCTTAATAATTCTGCATCTTTTAATTCTGTAAAGTGATTGTCTCTTACATAATCAACCATTACATTATTAGACCATACAGCCCAATCTTCTTCAGTTATAATACCTTTTAATATAAGTTGTTTCTTTAAGATATTTAAGAAGAAGTGATTAAATCTTGATCTAATTCTATCAATAAATTTTTGGAATTTTAATTCGTCTCTACTAATTTCAGTAGATCTACCTAAACTAAACTGCTGTTCTTGTTCCAATCTAGCAAGAGGAACATTTAATGATCTATACAATCGTTTTTGAAAATAGATGATGTCGTCGATTTGTCCAAGATTTTCACCGCCTGGAAGTGTAGTAATTTCTGTTCCACGCCCACCTTCGCGACGAGGTAACCAAAAGTCTTCAAGCATCGACATATGTTTGCGATCATCTCTAATAGCTCCGCTATCTGCATCATAGACAAGCTTGTTACGATACTTGGCCATAATGTTTTTCATATATTCTTCTGACTTACCTTTTGGCAAGTTACCGACATCGATATAAAAGATTCTACGTTCTGGTGCTCTAGCTAGTCTATAAATGACTAGCGAGTCTTCCATCATACGTAATTGGTTAATTGGTTTAAGTGCTTTATGGAGATGTGATACAACTCTCTTACGTTTTTCATCTAATAAACCAGACGTAACATAAGAGATAGAATCATTTGAAAGTTTAACACCTTGTGTCTGAGCACCTGGTGTTTCCTGATAAATGTAAAACTCATCTACGTTTTTTACAATACTAATACCAGTGCTAGGATCTTTTTCTTTTTTAACCTGCTTTACTTTTCTGATTTTAGCAGCGTCAATTGGTCTGATCTCTTGAATACCTTGCTTAGGATTTTTATCATTTATAACTAGATGGTGATACATTCTACCGTCGATATACCATCTCTTAAACATATCATGGCCCATCTCGCCAAAATTACACATATTATAGATTGTATTAAATTCTTCTGTAATAGCTTTTTTGATATTATCAGGAGCTTCTACTTTATCTAATCTTATGCTTACGGCTTGCTCACTCTGAGAAGACGTAATAGATTCGTTGATAATATCTTCTACTGCAGCATCTACTTCTGGATGAGTAGCTACAGCTCTATATTGCATTATAAGTTGACGATCGTCCTTGGTTTTTTTGTCGCCTTCAATATCGACATACGTACCAAAATGAGCTCCAGCCGCAGTAACGTAGCCAGCTCCGTCCTGATCTAACGGTGGAACAATAGATGGGAGTAACTCATCTTTTACTTTTCGATTTCGTCTGATTTCGAAACCAAATAATTTTAAACTATCATCAGCCATAAAATATCCTAAAGATTATGATAAAGAGGGGCAATTACGCCCCTCTTAAGGATTATTTATACCACTTAAGAAGTAGTAGCCGCTTCCCAGTATTGTACCTGGAATTCAACAGTAAATCTCTCGATGTCATTTTCTGTCGCATATGCCAGATCAATCGGAGAAACAGCTGTTGGAAAACAACCTCTAAAGTTATATGTTTTAAGTACACTGCCATCTTTATCAAGCTGTTCTACAAGCAGATCTGCTTCGTAGTCAACAGGATTTGTCAAGCCAGTATTTGCACTGTGAGCATTCATGCCGTTCATCCAACGTTCCATCGCATCACGAACATTAAAGTCCGTATCATTGATGATTGTTGGAGTCCAAACGTCAAACACTCGATCGCCCGCCATTTTTAATTGTCTACCACGGAATGGAACAATAATTGTTCCGATAGTAGATCCTGGAAGCTGTGCAGCTTCGCAAAGAAAAGAAGTAAGTTCTACATCTCCACCTGCATATCCAGGATAAGTGATAGTCGATTTGAATAAATTCGGCCGAGCACCACCACCTCTTAATTTGGCTTTAAAATCATCTACGCCTAAAATTGCCATTGTCTATCTCCTTATACCTGTAGCCCAGCGACTTCTTCAAAATCAACTCCGGTTCTAACAGCTACAAAGTTAAGAGTGATATAGTTAACAGAACGCGCAGGTTTAATGAAAATGTTTGCTACAAATTCATTGTTATCTATCACTGTTCCAGTGTTGTTTGTTTCGTCACATACAACTCTAAAATCAGTAATACCTCTACGACCTTTAACTTCTCTTAAGAACGGCTCTACAATACTAACGAATTCTGCTCTTGTAAACTCGTCGTTAAATTCGAACATTGTATTTCTTGCTGCTAAAGCGATTGCTCTTTCTAAAACCAAGAACAATCTACGTACGTTAATACGATCAAATGCCGATGGTCTTGCTAAGTGTGTTTTATCACCGAATAACAACACACCTTGTCCGGGAAGATTAGCAATTGGATTAATTGCTGCTTTATATAGCGTATCTCTCTGAGATTTTGTTGGTGTATATGCTAGATTTGTTACACCTAGATACCTGCCTCTACGGGCGCCTGCAGGCGAGAACCATGGAGCTGTATCATTATCTGATGCAGCCATAATACCGGCAGTTGAAGAAGCGGCAGGAATATGAATATACTTATCGTTATATTTATCATAAACCTTTAGGTGATTGTTGTCAACTACAACATAAGAAGATCTTGCAAAAGTATCAGCTTCTGTTACGCTAGCTGATACAGGATCTGCGTTATTTACCACAGAAGCAGTTGATGGCGAAGTAACAACAACGCAATCTTTACGTGTAGTACCAGCAGTTACTGCTAAATCGTCAACTAATGTTTCTTGATCTGTAGCATTTGCCATGCCAGCAGCGATAAGAAAGTCAACTTCGATTGTATCTTTGTCTTCAATCTGATCGTATGCTGTCTGATAATCTGCTACAGCAACTGAACCATCAGTACCGAATGCCATCGAAGCTGTACCAGTAGAATCTGTAAATGCTGCGTCGTTATACCACAACCAACTAGATTGTGCATTAATTACATTCGGAGCAAAGTTACTTGAACCATCAGCATTTTGCGCTGATGACGTTGTAGACAAGAACGGGAATCTTTCTAGTACTGTATTTGCTGTACCAGTAATAACGCCGTCTTCGTCTAGCACTAAAACATGAACTTCACCAGCACTTGGTGCTGCATCAAATTCTGCTTTATGGGATGCGTTAGCGCCTGCCCAACCTGTGCTATTGATTTTTACATATTTTAAACTGTTACCTAAGGTACCAGGATATTTTGCTGCCCAGGTATTTAGTCCTGATAAGCCATCTCTGTGATCTGCATTTCGAATAAAATCTGCTGCGCCAGCTGAATCTCCAGAACCAGCATTAAGCGCGCTTGTATCTACTGCGCGAATTACTTGAAGTGCATTTGAATATTTTAAAAAGTATGCAGCCGAATGAAAATCGACTGAGTGTGCATCGTCAGGTGCTCCGAAAGTAGAAGCTAATTCAGTTTCTGTACTGATTTTTTTAGCTACTCCTGCAGGGCCCCAACGAAACTTACCAGCAATTGCTCCAGTTGTAGACTGCACATTGGGCACACCGCCTGTCAGATCTACTTCCTTAACAACTATAGCCGGAGACTCGGAAGGTACGCCTAATGCCATTGTTATTTTTCCTTATTCCATTGAACTAATTATAAGTTTTCATAATACGATTAATCAATCATTAAATCTATTTATACATTAGAAATTTTTATGATTTGGATCAAACCGTATACCATCTGCTTCATCAGTTATACTCCATGGATCTGCTTTTGGTACCACTTGAATATCATCTAACCCGTCTTCTATAAAACCAAATGGTACTACATCATCTTCTATTTCTTTCATTCTTTGTTCAAACATCATTTGTTTTAAATTAATATCAGTTAAATCTGAAAATACGTTACTTGTAGCAAAATAACCAAATAGAACTAAATTCATCATTAAATCATCATGGTTGCCATCTGACGCTTCATAGGATTGCCCCTTAGCTACGAACGTTGATATTTCCATGATAGTGTTCTCATCGTGCACTAT